CAATCCCTGAGGTCCCTGTGGACCTGTCATACCGGTGGCTCCTGATAAGTCTGTGATGTATGTGTAAGATGACGCACCTTTAACATATAACTTGGCGTTGTCAGCATCCTCTACATTTCCTGTGTCAATCATGACAAACTGCCCAGTCTTTACTCCATCTGTCGCAAACCCTTTGTTCATCGCATCAACGGAAGCAAATGTCTTAGCGATTTTAAACGCTTCCCCAGCCGGACCTTGTGGCCCCTGCAATCCCTGAGGTCCCTGTGCTCCAGCTGCCCCGGTTTCACCCCGATCACCTTTATCTCCTTTAAATTCTCCACTCTTAATTGCTTCATCCAGTGATTTTCCTTTATACGTAACATCCGTAGAAACTACCTTGTCAGTTTTCTTTCGAAACGCACCGTTTGCCCATTCCTGCATTTTTGTTTTAAATGTTCCAAGTCCTGTTAAATCTAAAAATTTTGCCATGTTCTTCTCTCCTTTTCTTTAAAATAATCCGTTAATTTCCTCTTCCGTGATAACTTCGTTTCCTGCCCCTGCTTCCAGTTCCCCAATCTTCTGTTCTACGGATTTTCCCTCTGCAAGCTGTACACTTTCCGCCATGCACAGCGGATAATCTCCGTTATTCTTTGTGGATAAGGTGTTGACGATTACAACACCACCTTCAATGCTCTGTGCCATCTTTCAAATCTCCTTATTTTACTGTGACTGCTGTAGACCCCAGTCCTGCGTTTACAGACATCCATACGTCATAGCTCTGCTTATATCCGGATGCGTTGGTAAACTCCAATGTCTGCGCTTTTGTAAATCCGCCGTCAAATCCACCGACATTAAAAGTCGGAGTTCCAAATGATGTAGGGATTGCATACACGATCTTCTCACCTGCTCCGGCATTTACTGTAAAACTGCGACCTCTGCCGCCTGCAAACGCAGAACCCTCTAACGCAAGGATATCCGCATTTGCGAGTGATGCTTTGTTAGTCTTGCCCCAGTATACTTTTGGCTGGAATGTGATTGTCACGGTTCTGGATACAGACGCATCTCTTTCATCTGTAACAGTAAGAACGATATTCGTATTTGCTTTCACTGTCTTTCCTGTGTATGATTTCTTCCGGATGCTCTTATCCAGATTTTCGGCAGCTTCGCTTGCAAACTGGATTTTCTGGGTCTTAGGTTCTTTATTTAAAGTCCATGTTACATCAGATGCAGTTACTGTCGCGCCGATTTCATTGCTGCTGTTTGTAGCTGTCAGGCTGTTAATTGCAATCTTGGTATATGCCAGATCGTCAATCCTCTGCTTGTACTCATCTGTAAAATCATTGGCAGATAACCCTTTTCCCTCCTCTTTTCTTACGTATCTTGCATCGTTTTTCTGTACCAGATGTGCAAGACCATCCTGATCTAGGTACTTCTTTTCTGCAGCGAGCACTGCTGCTTTTGTTGCTTCCTTTCTTTGCATGTCTATTCTGTCCCTTTCATAATCTCGTCAATCTCCGAATTGGTGATCGACTCTATCTCCACAGTTCCTCCGCTGTTTGGCAGATTTACGGAACTGATTGGATCATTACCCGACAAAAGCTGCAGTTGATTCCCCTCTAACTGCAGCCCGTCTCCTTTTTGCTTTAACTGCTCCACGATCTGTTCCAGTGCATGTTTATCCGCTGGGGCCTCATAATCTTCTGGCTTTTTTCGTGCTTTTACACTTAACCGAATTTCAAATATGGTCTTTCCTTCTCCCGGAATAGTCTTATATACATATGCCTGGATTGTTCCACTTCTTTTCAGTAATTCATTTGGAATGTCGACTGTGATGTCACCGTCTTCCACTTTCCCAAGTACCACCAATGCACCATTCGTACATTTGTCAGTGAAATGTACTTGTATTTGTTCTTCTTCTACTTCCATTCCGCAGATCTGTAAAACCTGTCCGTAATCCCATTGTGTAAGTTTTCCATCGATATCCACACGCCTGGAGCATTCATCAAATACTGCAATTATCATTCTTATGCACCTCCTCCAAGCGAATCGATATCCGAATTCGGAATCCCCTCTATCCCTGTTACTTCTCCGGAATCACCCCGGGGAATTTCGAAATCAAATACCGCCTCTGTTTCTGTACCCGAATTTTCAACAGACGCCTCTGTTCCTGCCTCCCCGGTCGTAGTAGTTCCGATCCGTATTGTTGCTGCTTTTCCTGCCGGTCCTTCCGGACCCTGAATACGTCCTACATTTTTCCACTGGCCAGATACGTTGTCCCATACATATAGATTTCCATCTACCAGATAGGATTCGCCCGCATTTCCTGTTGGATGTTCTCTGTTCAATTCCTCTTCTGTTTTATAGGAACCCAGTATAGTAACACCCGTTCCATCTTTCCCTGGATCCCCCTGAATCCCTTTTTCTCCTCTTGGACCAGGATCCCCTTTCTCTCCTTTAGCCCCTGTTGCACCGGATAAATCTACCATGTACTCATATCCAGTTGCGCCCTTTCTATAAACCTTGGCATTATCTGCATCATCCGGGTTACCGGTACTTATCATCACAATCGCATTTTCCGGAAGACCATCGGTTTCAAATCCTGCATTCATCTGTCCTACAGAGGCATAAATCTTTTGCACGTTTAAAGCAATGCTTCCACTTTCTATGGTTCCTGACTGCAGAGAATCAATTTCAATCGTTGTAATTTCAATCGGATCATACTTCTCCAAACGATTTAGTATATCTACGAGCGCCTGATATTCATTAGTTGACTGTATTTCGGATACAGCCACTAAGTTTTCTCTGACCTCCATCTTCACTTTGAATGATGTGACAGCATTGCTACCATCAATCAAATGTAGCTGGCATTCCGTATTTCCCACTTCTGCAACCATTTGCTGCGTCAAACTGAACAGGACGCAATAATTGCTTATCACGGTTCCTTCTGTGTAAGTTTCTGATCCGCTTGGTTTCTTACAATAAATCCTGGCCTTACTGATTGTCTTTGCCATTCCGGAAATCATACAGCGCAGAAGTCTGCCCGAATCGTACTGTACTGCATAGATTGTTTGCATAATTCCCGGGTTTCTCACGTCAATGTATAAAGTTGTCGTTGTTTCCATATCACACCTTCTTTCTTATCCTGGTATCCACCTAACGAGGTAAACGTCTCCCGGCAACACACCTCCACCGCTTTTGTATCGCAGCACACAGTCCCACGGATAGTTATAGTATCCGGTTGTCCAAATTTCCTCTCCTGTCTGATCACCAGTCTGGCCGCCGGTTGTTCCGCCAAATTCATTTTGGCTGGCCTGCACAACCTGTCCATTTCCAATTCCCATTGCAGTATGGTTTACGATGTTCAGAAGGATATCCCCTCTTTGTACACCGGATCCTGTTGCCAGATTTATCTGCCCTGTCACATCCGTAAAACCGCAATTCAAAAATATTTCCCGCATATTGCCGGTGTAGGTTGCCCCATTGCTTTTTACCGGAACCCCGGCATTTTCCCACGCCTGAATCAATAACGAGGAGCAATCGTAATCCGGTCCCCAGCGGTTTGTCTGATCATATCCGTGACTGTTATCATTTGCGATTTGAATCGCCCAGTTTACCGCAGCTTCTATTTTTTCAGATCCTCCTGCATATTGACTCAGGTAGTTGTACCAATATCTTGCCTGCTGCCGCCTCTCGGCTTCCACTTCTACGCCTGCACGTTCAAAGTTTTTCAAAAATGCAGATGCCAGATATTCCGGTGATTCTCCGCTGACCTTAAACTGATCGAACGACAGCGGATATGCATCGGTTGCAATCCACTGACCAAAAGAAACTGTAACAGAATCTATCCATGTAAGCTGACCGTTTGGATCCGTAATTCCATATCCGTTCGCACCTGCCCAATTTGTATAATTTGTTGCCGGTGTCCACTGTACCAGTCCAAAACCTCCACTATAGTTTCCCTCCTGCAGGCTTTGCCAGATTCCGGGATTGATGTTCGATTCACTTTGCATGTTGCCGCATATCCCAGCAATAGCATTCAGCGACCATCCTCTTTGTTCGAAAAAGCTTAGTACTTCTCGTGCGTTTCCTTGCATCTGTTCTGTTGTCAGATAAAAATTTCCTATCGTCCATGACATCAGAAATCACCTTCTTTCGTAATTCCACCTACAAGAAATCCTTTTTCAAACCTTAGATTTGTCCCATTCGAAAAAACTGCCGTTCCAGTCTTACCATAAGCTCCGGGTCCAACGTTTTCCGCATCTAACAAAATCGCATCCTTCGTGATCCTTAGTAAGCTTTTGCTGTCTTCTTTGTTTCCATCGGTGAATAACAGTGCATTTCCAACATACGTCATACAAAGAACGCCCTCATCCTTTTTGTTTGAAAATAATATTGTTCCGTCCTTTATTGTCACACGCCGATTATCGCTCAAAGAATCGCAGATATATTTCCCTTCTGCGTAAATTCCATCTTTATCCAGTCTGACTATTTCTTTCCCGCTTGCATCCAGCACCCTTGCAACGCCACTATTATTGTCAAATCCTCCGATTTCCAATGTTCCACCTCTGATCCGATCAGCCAGCATTGTTCCTGCTGTGATAAAATCAGCAAAGAATCCCTGTCCTGTTCCAAATGTGGACCAGTCCCAGTCTCTTCCATCTGCAGTTCTTTTACTGGCAATCTCGAACCCCATTGTACCAAGGCACATTGCTCCAAACGTTTCCGACTCCGGATTCAAATCTTCAAATAAAACAGCGCGTACTTTCTGTTTTTGTGCGATGTCGGACTGTGCCCGAAACTGTGCTTTCACTCCGTTTATGATGCCGTTGACCTGTGCTCCTATCACAGTGCCATCCGGTCGGATTGCACTTTCTATCCGATTTGACATACTTGATACATCCGCAATGAAATTATATTGAAAGTCTCCCAACACAACAGATGCAACCTCTTCATTGATGCAATCCCATTCCAGTTCTATGACACGTGCATCTGTTACAATATCCAGTTTGCTGTGACGACAATGTACCGTGTCTCCGATAGAAACTTCTTCCAGTTCCCGGATATCCGCGTACAATTCCGTATCATGCAGCATAACCATATCAGCGGATATCGTAACCTTCGGCTTGTCAATTCCAGCTTCAAACTGTTCCTCGCATTTTTCTTTTAACGCATTGTTTAGTTCTTCCTGTGTATTGCAGATCACGATTCCGTTCTCTTCGTCATCTTCCGCAGCATCTGCCTTCATCTCCACATCTTCAAATGTGATCACTCCGTATTTTATTGTTGGATATTTATCAAGCAGTGGTGAGTCCACCCACGGTTCATTCCCCTCTATCATGTATCCGTTATATGCCTTTGGTACAATCCTTGTAATGACCTCGCTGGTATCAATCTCTTCCTGCAGCCCGTTTTCCGCAATGTTTTTCCCGTATAAAACCTGCACCCCATTATCGATTCCAACTCGGTCATTGACGGTGATCGTATAATTATCAAAAAGAACCTCACCGCCCCATCTGTTCAGGAAGGAGTTCTCCTCTTCTCCGCAGATTGCTTCGATCAGGTTCTTTGTCTGGTAATATGCTGTTGATATTATTCTGATATTAGATTTTCCACTGTACTTTTTATTTGGTGCGGTCATGATGTCCAGTGCCTGCTGCCCGTTTTTTTCCGTTGGACGTATATCCAACAGAAAACAATCATCAATCGCATCCATAAAAACCGGTTCCAGTTCTGCACTCACGCCAGCATCTGATTTTGCTTTCTTTTTGATCCGAAATAACTGTGTTCCATTGAATGACTCCAGTTTTACGACTGCGTCCTCTTCTATCCACTTCCAACGTCCCTCTTCATCGATCGGGTGCTGAATCTCCGCTTTCCAACTTCCGTTTAGTATTGCTTTTACAGAAGCGCTCTCCGGAAGTAATGGCATATCACCGTTATGTTCATAATCCGTATTTTCTGGTTTATAAAGTTCTATCCTTATAAGCACCTCCAGTTCGGAATCACTTTCAGATCAAATCCTCTTGAGATATACACGGTATTCTCTCCCGGTAAAAGATGTAGTTCTGCATAATCTCCATACACAGATGTGTTCATCAATTTTCCATCTTTTCTGTATGCCATCAGCCTGTCTGTATCAATCACCAGATTCTGGCCAACATTCGCTTTCATTTGACTTCCGTTTACCTGCAGGATGCACTCACCTTCACCTGTGATCAAATAGACTGGTCTTGATCTGTCATATGGATTGTAAAACACCTCTTCCGGTGTATATTCTGCTTTTCCATCTGTTCGATATCGGTATCCCTCACACGTAAATTCTACCTCAAACTCTCCGACCTCTTTTACTTGCCGTTCTGCCGCATTGATCTTAGTATGTTTTACGTGATAGAAATACTCCAGTTCATCGCTTAAAATCAGTTCTGTATCATCTTTTCTCATGAGCCATCTTCTCGCAGCCCGAAATCGCTCCTGCCACCTTTGAGGATTTTCTGCAAATGTAAATGGAACTGTGATTGTAATGTCGCTCACAGTTCCATCTTCTTTGAATATGCTCCCATCTCTTCCCGGTATGTTCAATTCCGTATAGTTATACTCTGCCGAAGGGATAGACGGTCTTTCTCGTACAAGTATTCCTATTTCTGTATTTGTATGGCCATTTCTGATAATTTCATACATTTACCGTCTCCCCTTTCCTCTTTTTGCATGATGTACTTGAGATGCAAATCCTTTTTTGGCTGTTTCTACAATATAAGAATCAAGCTTTTGATTTCCAATTTGCACACCGACATTATTGTTCAAAACAATGTTAGTCTGTGTAGCACTTGCCAGAGCCGGAGTTCCTCCGTACATGCTCTCACTCATCGTCTTGGCAACTCTTTTTACCGCATTGGAAACCTTGTACACATTCTCATTGATTCCTTTTACCATTCCATCGATAAAATCCGGCATCCATGTTTCATAATCTCTCAAAGGACCTTCATCCGGTCTTGAAAAATGCAGGAAAGAACGAATCTTGTCTCCAATTCCTCTTACTGCATCTATAATCCCATTTACTCCAGATAAAATTCCTTCTGTTAATCCGTGAATGAAATCAGCACCCCACTCCTTCGCATTGTCTATCCACCCGGAAATCGTAGATCCTATTTTGTCAAAAATATTACTTACAATTTGTGGTAGTTCCTGAATTGTATTTTTGATTCCATCACGCAAGGCCTCAAACCCACTGATTGCAGAATTTCTCGCGTTGTCCACCGTAGTTTTTATTGTATTTTGAATATTGTTCCATATATTCGACATGGATTC